GCAGCAGGCGCTTGACGCACTGCTTGCCCACCTTGAGGCGAAGGCTCCCAGGAACCTCCTGCGTGCGAGTTATTACGATGGCAAGCGGGCGATCCGCCAGGTCGGCTCCGTCATCCCGCCGCAGTATTACCGGCTCGGCATCGTGCTCGGCTGGTCCGCCAAGGCCGTCGACATGCTGGCGCGCCGCTGCAACCTCGACGGCATCGTGTGGCCCGACGGCGATCTCGACTCGCTCGGCCTCGGCGAACTGTGGGACGCGAACCGGCTGGACTCCGAGTTCAACCAGGCTGAGACCTCCGGTCTGATCCACGCCGTGTCGTTCCTCGTCACCACGAAGGGCGGCCCGGGTGAGCCGGAAGCGCTGATCCACGCCAAGGACGCCCTGTCTGCTGCCGGTCACTGGAACACCCGCAAGCGTGCACTCGATTCGCTGCTGTCGGTCAACGAGCGCAACGAGGACGGGAAGGTCACGGCGTTCACGCTGTACCTGGAGAACCTGACGATCGCCTGCTACAAGGCCCGCAACAACCGGTGGGTGGTCGAAGACCGGCAGGAGCACCCGTGGGGTGTACCGGCCGAACCGCTCGTGTACCGGCCGCGCACCGGCCGGCCGCTCGGGTCGTCGCGGATCTCCCGAACCGTCATGTCGCTCCACGATCAGGCCTTGCGCACCGTGATCCGCATGGAGGGCCACGCCGACGTCTACTCGTTCCCCGAAATGTGGATGCTCGGCGCCGACTCGTCGATCTTCCAAGACGCGTCCGGTGCGCAGCTCGCCTCCTGGCAGATCATGCTCGGCCGGGTCAAGGGCATCCCCGACGACGAGGAAGCATCGAACCCCCGCGCCGACGTCAAGCAGTTCCCGGCCTCGGATCCGCGCCCGCACCTGTCGCAGCTCGAGCAGCAAGCCCAGTTCTTCTCCGGCGAGACATCCATCCCGCTCACCTCGCTCGGTGTGTCGAACCAGTCGAACCCGACCTCGGCCGACTCGTACATCGCGTCCCGTGAAGACCTCATCGCCGAGGCCGAGGGCTGCACCGACGACTGGTCACCCGCTGTGCGCCGCACGATCACCCGCGCGCTCGCCATCCAGAACGGACAGACCGAGGTCCCTGCCGAGTGGTCAGGTATCGCACCGAAGTGGCGCAACCCCGTCTACGTCTCCCGTGCCGCCGCGGCCGACGCCGGATCCAAGCAGATCGGCGCCGTCCCGTGGCTCGCTGAAACCGAAGTGGGCCTCGAGCTGCTCGGCCTGGACGACCAGCAGATCACCCGGGCGCTCGCCGAACGCCGGCGCCTCGGCGGGTCCGCGGCCCTTCGTGCCATCACCGCTGCGGTGGGGGCCAACCAGCCAGTGGTGACCGGTGCCGGTTCTGCTGGCGGCTGAGGCGCACCGGCGTGACGTTGCCACGCTCGAATCGCTCGCACGCAACGACCTCCGCCTCCTACTTGCTCCCCTAGACAGCGCAGAGGCCGTCCGGGACGCCCTGCTGCGCTCCCTGCCCGATCTGGTCGACATCTACGGCTCCGCAGCCGCCACCCTCGCCGCCGACTGGTACGAGGAACTACGGGCCGAGGAGGCGATTCGGGGCCGGTTCGCCGCCACACCCGCAACACTCCCCGACCTCGGCCGCTCCGAAGCCCTCGCACGCTGGGCCGTCACGCCCATGTTCGACGCCGACCCCGACAAGATGAAGGCGCTCGAGCGGGCGTCCGGCGGCCTCCAGCGGATCATCGCCAACGGTTCCCGCGAGACCATCGCCTACTCGTCGATCGACGACCCGAAAGCCTCCGGCTGGCAGCGCGTCGGCCGCGGCGGTTGCGGGTTCTGCGCCATGCTCATCTCGAGGGGCGACGTCTACACCGAGCACTCGGCCGACTTCGCCAGCCACGACCACTGCAACTGCTCGGCGGTGCCGGCCTTCGACGGCAAGGCACGCCCAGTGCAGCCCTACACCCCTTCGCTCCGGCAGGCCTCGAAGGCCGACCGGGCACGGGTGCGCGACTACATCGCCACCCACTGAAGACCTCCGGCCCTGGTGGCTGGATCAGCAACAAGCCCCAGGAGGGTTCCCCCATGTCCGACATCACCCCTGAGACTCCAGATCCCGCCGACTCACAGCAGCCCCAGGAGGGCGACGAGCCGAAGGTGTTCGACGAGGCCCACGTCAAGAAGCTGCGTGCCGAGGCTGCGAAGTACCGCACCGAAGCCAAGGCCAACGCGGAGGCCGCCGCCGAGCTGGCGAAGATCAAGGAAGCGAACAAGACCGAAGCGGAGAAGAACGCCGAGGCCCTCGCCGCCGCCCAGCGCGACGCCGAGAACGCCAAGGCCGAAGCGCTCCGGTTCCGCATCGCCTCCAAGTTCCAGGTGTCCGACGAGGACGCGGACCTGTTCCTGACCGGAACCGACGAAGAGACGCTCACCAAGCAGGCCGAGCGGCTCACCGAACGGGCCGAGGAACGCAAGAAGAACGGCAACCAGGTCCCCCGTGAGGGGACCAACCCCACCCAACCGACCGACGACGTGCGCGAGTTCGCACGGGCGTTGTTCAACCGCACCTGAACCAAGGAGAACCTCCCATGGCTGCATTCGCAACCGGCTCACTCACCATCCCCAAGCAGAAGATCGACCCCTGGCTGGGCAAGATCAAGAACGGCTCCGCCGTCGCCACCCTCTCGACCCCCACGCCGATGACCTTCGGCGAGGGTGAGTCGTGGACCTTCGACATCGGCGAGGCCGAGTACGTCGCCGAGGGCGGCGCCAAGGGCGCGTCGACGATCACCCCGTCGTCCAAGCCCATCAAGCCGTTCAAGTTCCACAAGACCCTCCGGTTCAACGAAGAGGTGATGTGGGCCAACGAGGACCGGCAGCTCGAGGTCATCGACGAGATCCTCGCCCTCGTGCAGCCGTCGCTGTCCCGGGCGCTCGACTTCGGCGTGTTCCACGAGATCAACCCGGCCACCGGCGCCGTGGTCGCTGCGATGAACGGCGGCCTGACCGACACCACGAACCTGGTGGAGTACGTCGCGGCCAACAAGCCCTACGTCAGCCTCGACGCCGCCGACGCCCTCGTCATGGACGACGGCTATGCGCCCCGTGACATCGCGTTGTCGCCGGCCTACGCCTCGAAGTTCTCGTCGCTGCGCGGCACCAACTCCGAGCAGAAGCTCTACCCGAACTTCGTCGTGGGAACCGAGGTCAGCGAGCTCGACGGTCACCGTGCATCGGTGTCGAACACCGTGAGCGCCACCAGCGTGCTCGCCGTCGACACGAAGGTGCTGGCGTTCGTCGGCAACTTCGACACGATCCGGTGGGGTGTCCAGAAGTCGATCGGGCTCAAGGTCATCGAGTACGGCGACCCGGACGGCTCCGGCGACCTCCAGCGCAACAACCAGGTGGCCTTCCGTGCGGAGGTCGTCTACGGCTGGGGCATCGCCGACCTCAACGCCGTGGCCAAGATCCACGACCTGGCCTGATCGTGGCGAAGTACCGCAACACCAGGACGGGCGCTCTCGTGAGCGTCCGTGACGACAAGGTGCTCGGCTCGGAGTGGGAGGCCGTCAAGGCTGCCCCCGCTCCGGCCAAGCCCACCGGCTCGAAGCGCGGTTCTGCCGCGACCTCGGGCAAGTAGCAGAAGGGGGCCGGGAATGCCTGCCGTAACGATCACGCCGGCCGACCTGGCCCCCTTCGCCACCATCGAGACAGAGAAGGCCGACGCGATGATCGCCGACGCCCTGGCACTGGCCGCACTCACGGCCCCGTGCATCACCTCCGAGGACTTCACCTACGACGCCGCGGCCAAGGCGATCATCCGCGGGGCGATCCTGCGGTGGAACGACGCCGGCTCCGGCGCCTACTCCCAGGTGACCACCGGCCCGTTCGGTGCAGCAACCGACACCCGGGCCGCCCGCAAGGGCATGTTCCTGCCGTCGGAGCTGGACGACCTCAAGGCGCTCTGCTCTGAGGGTGGCGGGGGCAAGGCGTTCTCCGTCGACACTGTCGCCACCAGTGCGGCCCATTCGGCTTCCTGCTCGCTGAACTTCGGGGCGCTCTACTGCTCATGCGGCGCGGACCTCACCGGCGGATTTCCGCTCTGGGGCTCCGAGTGAACGTCCAGGGGGAGACGGTCGGGGTGATCCGCCCGACGACCGGAGACGATCGCTACGGCGACGCCGGCCTGACCTACGGGACGGAGCCGACGCACGAGGTCCACCACTGCGCGTTCGACCCGGGCGGCAGCACCTGGACGCCGGAGGGTCGCAACGCGTTCGAGACGACGCCCACGCTCTACGCCCCGCCCGGAGCAGACATCGCCAAGACGGACCGGATCATCGTCCGCGGCGACGTCTACACGATCACCGGCAAGCCCGCCGTCTGGACCTCCCCGTTCGACGGCCAGACGAAGGGCGTCGTCGTCCCGCTCCAGGAGGTGACCGGCTGATGGCTGCTCCCATGAAGGTCAAGATCAACCGCGGCGCCATCGCGAAGCTGCTCAAGGAGCCCGGCGTCGCCCGAGACCTCACGAGCCGCGCCAACCGGATCGCCTCCGCTGCCGGACCCGGCATGGCCGTCGACTCCCGCCTCGGCCGCACCCGGGCCCGCGCCAGCGTCACCACCGCGACCCAAGAGGCGCGGCGAGCAGAGGCAGAACACCGCGCCCTGACCAACGCGATCGGAGCCGGCCGTGGCTGAGCTCCTCGTCGCGCCTGACGTCGTCGCCCTCTGCATCGCGCACGTCAAGTCGGTCCTCCCCACGATCCCGAACCAGAGCGCCGTCCCGGTCCACCGCTCCGTCCCGGACCCGCGGCCGGCAGCGTTCGTCACCTGCCGGCTCGCCGGCGGTGAAGGACGGTCCTCCGCCCTCCCGGTGGTCGACGTCGTCCAGGTCAACTTCGAGGCATGGGGCGCCACCGTCGCGGCCGCCCATGATCTCGCGCAGAACGCCCGCGCCGCGATCCTCTCCGCTAAGGGCGCCGCCCTCAGTGGCGTGCAGGTCTACAACGTCGAGGACTTCGGCCCGCCGGTCGAGCTCCCGGATCCGCTCAGCGGCCGGCCGCGCTTCGTGTTCTCCGTCCAACTCTCCGTCCGGATCCGCCGGCCGGTGGCCTGAAAGGAACCCCGCCATGCCGACCTCCATCGAACTCGCCCAGCCCTGGGAAGGGCACGCCCCGGACACCCTCCTCGACGTGTCCAACGACCGGGCGATCCAGCTCGTCGCAGACGGCTGGGCCCGCCGTGCGGGAGATCCCAGGCCGGAGCCCGTCGGATTCGCCGACACGATCGTCCTGAAGGCTGCTCCGATGAGCTACGAGGACGCCGCCCGGGCCGACGCCCAGGAGGACCCGGAGCCCACCGTGGCGGAGCTCAAGGCCACGATCGACCGGCGCAACGCCGGCCGCGAGGACGCCACCCGGATCTCCAAGGGCGGATCCAAGGCCGACCTGATCGCCGCCCTCGACGCTGACGACGCTGCCCAGGAGGCAGCGGCCGCCAGCGCCGCCGCCCTCGACTCCGTGGAAGCGGAGAACGCCGGCACCGCCGGCTGAGCTCGCGCTGCTCCGCCGGAGCAGCACCGACAGGGCCCACCCCGGGCCCACCCAACCCCGCTCTCCTGACCAACCTCCCGCGATCGCGGGACCGACCGCTGAGGAGCGGAACCTATGCCCACTGTTGCTGACAACGTCCTTGTCGCCCTCACCGGATCCGCTCTCGTGGCTCCCGTCGGGACGACCGCACCCACCCTCGCCACCACCACCTGGGCCGCCGCCGCGGCCGCCTGGGTGGACCTCGGCTACGTCTCCGAGGACGGCATCACCGAGTCGCACGAAGACGACACCGCGGAGATCCCCGCCTGGCAGCGCGGGGACATCGTCCGCCGGCTCATCACCGGCTCCTCGGCGCAGTACCAGCTGACGCTGATCGAGACCACCAAGGCCGCGCTCGAGCTGTACCACAAGGGCAGCCCGGTCGTCGGCGTCCACGCCTCCGGC